GAACGACGGGTCAAGGGCAATGTCGCGAGGAACGTAGCTGTTCGCAAGAACAAGCGCATCAGCAGCATCAAGGTTCGCGTAAGGCTTGTCAGAAGCCGTAACGCGCTCAACCTGTGCGGTGGCGTTTGCAAGACGCTGAGTCATAGCCGCAACAACAGCACCACCAGTGGGGTTGATTCCGTGAATGACACCGAAGTCCAGAGCACGCGAAAGCGACGGCTGAATCTGCTCAAGAATCGACGCGATGATCTCGTTCTGAGCATCCTCGTCAGCCCACTTAGCTTCCTCGTTGAAACGAAGAGTCTTGTGGAACTTGAACGGCGCAACAGTTTGCGTGGTCGGAGTGATCGTGCTGGCACCCTTCTGGGCACCCTCACCAACATACTCAGCCTCGCCAATGTCGAACGTCATTGTCGAACCAGCACCGAACTTCATCGGGATACCGCCCGAGAGGGTCGCGATGGACGAACCGTACTGAACCTTCCCGAGCCAAGGGTCGATAATCTGCGATGGGAGATTGAGCGCTCCCGAGGTAAGTGAAGTCATACTGTTTTCCTTTGTTTATGCGCCCGGGTTGAACAGCTTTCGGGTGAACTCCCGCATGCCGTCATCCGTGCCCGAATTGGTCGCCGCACCCTCTTTGGGTGCAACGTTTCCTGATTTCCTGCGTTCGCCTTCCCTTGCCGCCAAGCGTGTTGCTTGAGCAGTAAGAGCGGCCTCATCGGTGCCTGTAAGAAACAGGTCAGCGTCAGACGGATTGCCGTCTTTGCCCTCGGTGGAAATGCCGAACTTTGCTGCGATACGACTCCGCAACGCCTCAGCCTTTGTAGAAGAAAGCTCGCCCTCTAGAGCGGCAAGCCGTTCCTCAGCGGTAGCCGTTTGGCCCGCCTTAGACTTCAGATCGTCGTAGTCACCGAACTTGTTCTTTGCCTGCTGGATGAGGCGATCTTTGACGATCTTGTCCACATCCGCTTGCGTGAACGTTGTTACCTGTTCCTGCTTCTGCTCACCTTCACCTTCAGTGCCTTCGCCCTGAGTTGAATCTGTGGTGTCAGTCATTTGGTACCCCGTTTCCGTGCCGTCGCACATGAGACCGACCTTGAACGCGGTCGTAGCGTCAACCCCAGAGAGGGGTAGTCCTTAAATACGAAGAGCCCCAATGAAGGGGCTCGTTCTTGTAGTAAATATTTGTGGTCGGTTACCTAGTGCCGTGGACTTCACGCCAGCTAGCTAACGTCCCCTTCAGGTTGGTCGAATTGAACTGCGCGTTATTCGGATCACGCCGCGAATACTCAGACAGCGACAAACCACCCGTCTCCTGATACATATCCAAATACTTAGTCTGAACAGGCTCAAAGAACGTTTCGCCCTGAAAAACAGGCGCAGCCATACAGCGACAATTGCGGTGATAGTCCAACCCGATGTCTTGCGAACCACGAGCCTTCACACCACCACCAACACCGCCAACGTAACCAGCACGACGGTTGCCGTTCTCATCCAAAGCAATAGACGAATCAACACCGCGCCCCACAACGGTCGAAGAAGAAGCCTTCGACCTATAGATAGGGCCGCGAGAGGCCAACATTCCGCAAAATGCGCAACATCCAGTGCGAGGGATGCGGGCATAACCCGTAGCGCCCTGTTCTGAATGTGCGTTTTGTTGGATCGTGTCGCGGGCACCGCCAGCAACAAGCCGCTGCAACCCGCCACTCGTCAACGAAAGAACCGTCGATTGAGACTGACCAAACAGTGGAGAAACACCCCACCCGACCAAACCCTTCACCTGGGCAGTGTCCACGCGAGCTGCCGAAACAGCCGTGAAAGCACCCCCCACGGCAACAGCGCGTAAGTCCTCATACCAAGACGCAGCCATCTGCCCAGACGCTTCCACGTACGGAGTTACAAGCTGCGGCAGAACATCTTTTAGGACGTTGCGAACCTCAGCCGGTGTAGCCTTCTCGAGACCCCTAAGAACCTCTCGCAAGTCACGGACAGCCAACGTACTGAGATCATCAATAGCTGCCCTGAAATCCGAAACCTGCGCAAGAGTGGTCACACCAATCCTGTCCGGCTAGACGCTGCGGCTGCAACGGCTGGGTCTGTCTTAGCCTGCTCCGCGTTCGCCCGAAGGTTCTCGAGCAACGAACTGCTTGTGTTGCGACGACGCTCAGCCTGAGCTTCCGCAATGTCAATGTCATCAAGACCCAACAGACGCAAACCAACCGTTGTCTCAGCAAGCCACGGCACAGCAGCAACCTGCTTCGCCCCAGCATCAGCCTCAGCAGCCTTCGACATGTACTGCGGTTTACGCCACCGCGGAACAATCGACGCCCACTCCTTCGGGATCTCAGTGAGACCATTCTGGATAGCCAACGCTCGAGTAACCGTGCGACGAGTACCAACAGACCAACCATCAGTCGCCTGCTCAGACGTGCTAATCAGAGTCTGATCTGCACGACCCAACGCACCCTCACTAGTAGGGTTCGCCATGTCAGTGAGAGCAAAGTCAGAATCTGACAGATCAACCTCACGCGCCATCAACTTAGCCAACGCATTAAGTTGCGACAGGTGAGGTGCCGGCGATGAAGCATCAAACTGCTTCACATCAGCACGCGGGTTCATGGCGTCCTCATCATCCTCAAGACCAAACACGCGCCCTAGAGCAACCTGCCACGAGTTCTTCGCAGTGCCATCAGCATTCGTAAACGCTGAATCGCTCGCGCCCAGCAGGATCATCTTCGGGATCGTGTAAATATCCATGTGCGCTTCCATGCGAATCAACGCCCGCAAGGCCGCATCTTGGTAACCCATAACCGGGCGCGAAATACGCGAAGTACCCATACGCCGAGACGCACGCGACTTGAACATCTGAGGCTCAACAGGAACACCCCACGGATGTTCCGAACGGTCAGAAGTCCACTTACCACCAGACTTCTCAGCCGTAATCGTCAGACCAGACAGATACAGAACAAACCCTGTGATCTTGCCCTCATGCCACGACGTAACCGACAGAAGATTATCCAGACGGCGCGTGCGAGGGTTCCAATCACCAGTCGCGTTCAGAGCATCCTTCGCATGAACCAAAGCTTTCGGTTCACCATCAACACCCTGCGTCGTAATCAGATACGAAACACCATGAATCAACGAATCAGTACGACCAGCCGCGAACTCCGAGAACAGGAAGTTGGAATCTTCGAGCTCGCCCATACCCAAATCAGCAAGGTCACCATCAGGCCAAACCATCTCGTCAAGATTGCAACGATTCGCAAGACCATCAACACCCTTAGCCGCCCAACCAAGCGCAAGCCCGATATTCGCGTACTGCGGCGGGATAACAGAACCGATCGCATGAACAGCACGCTTACCGTCATAAAACGACGACCGCAAACCATTCCGACGAGCCTTAGACGCCAACTGCTCAACCAAATGGTTCACAGTATTGGTCTCATCCTCAGACAAGCCGGGGACATTCAACTTCTCAGTTAGATTTTGCATTTCGCCTCCGTGCCCCGGTTTCCGCCCTGCACGTGCGACAGATTCTGCTTGTCCGCCACATGTAGGTGTTATCCGCAGTAAATTCGTGGCCGTGGACACAATGGGTCTTGCGGGCCTGTTGCGCGGGGTAGCCAACTCCGCGCATAACGTTCTCTTTGTGTGAAACGGCCTCGAGGTGTTCGGGATTCACGCAACCGCGATTGCGGCACAAATGGTCAACGTGCAGACCTTCAGGAATTTGTCCCTTGATGAGCTCGTAGGAAACCCTGTGCGCGTAGCAGTCCTTGCCGTCCCGCTTGAAGTTCCCATAGCCATGCGCTGTCTTGCCGGCTTTCCACTCCCAGCACGGGCCGGATGTGTCGACCTTGGACATAAATCTTTCTGCGACGGAAGTTCTCACATGATCACTGCCCTTCGAGTGTCAGAACGCCGCGTCGGACGTTGTACGTTGTCGTTCTGTGCACCCCAAAGGGCTAAAGTCTCCGCAACAAGCGGGGAAATGTTAGACATGGCATCCTTTCGATTCCACGCAAAGCCACCCGCAAGCGGACGCTTCGTAGCCACCGAAAGAGCCACATTGACTTGCGGCTGATCAGTATGAAAAACAGAACAGTCATGGATACCGTCATAGAACTTCGCCCACGCAACAGCCATATGACGACCCTCAGCCGCAGCCGTAGTCACCAAAATGTCCGTGTCGAGCAAGTAATGACGACCGCGACGTTCCTCAACAAGCCCAGAGAGCTCATCAACAACAACCGCGTGCAAATTGTTCAACTTCGCAAGCGCAACCACATACGGGATAGCCCAATCGACACCCTTACGTTCCTCCTCGAGCGCAACATGCCAACGACCATCAGCACGCCGACCAGAAAACCCAACCGCAGCCGTAGCGCGACCAGGCGGAACCTCAATCGAAAGAGTCAAACGATCAACAGGCATCGACGCCGGATCACCCTGCTGACTCCACGTCACCTCATCAATGACACGAGAAGTGCCGAGCGCATCCCAAATACCGCGACCCTCACGGTTCCAAGAATCGTCATCAGTCAAGTTCTCACGCAACCGCTGCATCGACTCCAAAGGAGTACGCGACGGAAACGACGGGTTCATCAACGGATACTGAGCCTCATCATCAGGATCAGACTTAGGATCGGCGCCAATTTCCAACCACACCGAATTCTTAGCCGTGCCCTCGATCGCCTTAGTTCTGCGAGCCTCAAACGCCTCAGACGGATCGCCCGCCCGTGGTGGAGTACCCATGAAGAACAACAACGCCCCATGCTTATTGCGTGCCTGGTTCGTAGCCGCAACCATGTCCTCGAGCGCCTTCGTATCAAGGATCTGAGCCTCATCGAAAACCTCAACGTCGATCTCATCAAAACCACGACCGAAACCCTGCGAGCGAGCACCAAACATGATCATCGAACCGTTAGTGAACTCCACTTGCTGCTCACCATTGGCCGCGCGCATAGAACGCACTAGCGGGTGAATCTTCTTGCGCCGGCAGATGCCCCGCAGCGTCGTGAACGTCTTAGTGGAAGTCCGCAAATGGTGAGCAGTCCAAACAACCTGCAAACCCGGAAACAACACACAAAGAATCACCAACATGGCGAGAACAAAATACGTCTTACCAACCTGCCGAGGAATCGACAGGCCAACACCGCCAACAGTGGCCATGTACTTACCAGAAGAGCCATAACCCAAACACACCGTGCCGAGCTGCGACTGCCACCAATCAAAACCTAAACCAAGCTCAAGACCCTTAGCCTCAACCCGCGGCCACACCGTTTTCGTAATCCCCGCAGGGAACACAAACGAACGAGCATACTCAGACAGCCGAGGCGTCGAACTCACCATCGGAGACTTCGACATCCTCACCCACATCCTGGCTGGCACGCGCATCGATCTGCTCGATCTCGCGCTGCGTTTCCATCAGCCTCTTAGTAAGCGCGGCCAAGTCACGCGCAGCAGTATTCGGATCTTCAACAGCAGTCGCAATCCGGTCACGAGTAGCAATCAATAACTCACGAGTCGTACCAAACTTCGCGGCCTCAGTAACCGACTTCGGAACAGCCCTCTCATCGTCCCCCACAGCCCTCAGGGAGCGTTTAGAAGCAGCCATTGAGCATCACCATCCTTTGTGGAAAAAACGTGGGGAGAGAAGTCGCCT